TAATATTGAACCAACTACCAGTCAGATTACAATAACCTTCCAACCCCAAGTCCTTGACTGCTTCTACCACATTACCCATTATAAAGTTTTTTAAATCTTTACACTCATCAAACTCTAAAATATTTGTAATAGGGCCAAAACTTGTATACCCATCCATAGTATATTTCACATTAGAATTAGGATTTTTTTGTTCTATATCTTTGAATAGTGGTACAGATGTTTCTTTAAATGTCTCTGCTTGTTTGTATTCGAATTGCCATATAGGTACAGGAAATATTTCGTGTCGTTGCATTAAACGTCATCACCTTCCATCACATAGAATGTTGAACTCTTTCCTGTGGAATCTTCTTGTAAAAAATAATCCACTGCATTATACTTCACAGAATGGAATACCTTGAAACCATCGCAGTTTTCATAATCTATTTCCATTTTTTTAAAGTCAAGTCCTCTGTGGTCAGTTTTTATCAACTCTTCTGTGTACCATCCACCTTTGTTAAAATACTGACCAAATATGTAATACTTGTCTTTGCAACTATCAGATCCCGAATGATGTTCTCCTGCACATACCACTTTGATGCCTTTCTTTTTAAAATGCTCCATAGGAATTTGAATGTCTTCTACAAAACTGCCATCCTCGTTTTGTAAACTGTTGCCTTGTTCGTCTACTTCTGTAATAGTCATCAGTTGTCCATCAGACAGTTCAGGTCCTGATGTGTGTACAATATCCTCATACTCATAAAATTCTTTGTCAAATCTTGCATCCTCAGGCACACCATATTTCTCGTTGGCTTCTGCTGGATCAAATCCTCTATCGTTCATGTACTGTGCAAAGTCATCGTCCTTGCCTTCCCAGAAACTGAACTGTGCTTCTGTGATTTCTCCCATGGCAACTTCTCCGCCGTATCTCCCAAAGTCTAATTTCCACCATCTTGTAGGATTTTTTATGGCTTTGACCAATTCTTTTTTCTTCTTACTGCTTACTTTTTTAGTTTTCTTCTTTGCCTTGGGCATCTGTTTCCTCCTTTGGTGGTTGCCAGTTTTCTATGTAAATTTTATTGTATTGAGTTTTGTCTATGATATCATATTTGAATGGACCATCAATGATCAACTGTTCATCTTCAATCTGCCATTCATCCTGCCAATCATAAACCCAACCCATGCCTGATCTTCCGTCATCGTCGTCTGGGTCTCCATTGTACCACTTGTCTTCGAATTCTTCTTTTTGAGCATCAGTCCAATCGCCATCGTAATCAAACCATACACCGATCAAGTCATCCAGTTCAGCACCATGTCCTATTGTGCTGTCACAGTAGTGTTGGTTGGTTTTGAACTGATAGGGCCAGTTTATATCATCACCTTCCTTGTAGCCATATCCCCAACGATAGGTTTCGTTGACCTCAACAAATCTGTGTCCTGGTTCTCCCAATGGCACATTGTACAACTGTATCATTTGTGTGATGCTTTTTTTGTGAAGGGGAGTAATTTTTATCAACACATCTTCTGGTCTGAATCCGTGCTTGATGTTATCTACTAGATTTTGCTTTTCTTGACTTGTTGGTTTAGTCATCTTTCACCTTCCTGATCATTTTAGGTTTGCGTGGATACAATTGAGCACGTATATGGTCTTCATCAAATCCCTGCATTCTTTTCAGTTTGCCATTCACTTTAACAGAATAACTGTATGGTGGACCATCCCACTGCGTTAATTTAATATTTTCGTATCCTGTGATCATATGCTTTTTAAATTTTTTCGCCAATTTCAAATCCTCTAAATCTCATAAATCTTGGAAATCTCAATGAGTACTCATCTTGACTGTCCTGGTTCTTTGTGACAGCATCTGCTCTCACTTCCACAATCTGTCCTATTAATTGATCCTTGTGTTTCCAAAACTGATCTCTGTTGGCATCACTCAATCCAGATCCCACATTGGTAATAATCTTCTTGCCATCATCTACACCTTCGCAAATCAAAGCACCCAGTTTGCCTACATTTCTGCCTGTGCCTTCTTCTGTGGCTTTCACAGTTAAACTGACTTCAATAAACGGCTTTAATTTTAACCAAGCATGACTTCTTTTGCATTCATATGGAGCATTGATATCTTTGATCATAATACCTTCATAACCACCCTCTACTGCCCTCTTATTCACCTCTGTGTACGTCTTTTGACCTTCAGGTGTGTCTAAGTTCACAATTTCATGGTCCAGCACTGTAACGGCGTTTAAATTGGTTCTGTGCTGTTCATACCATGCTTTTAACATAGCAGTTCTCTGTGTTTGACTCTTGTCCCAAACTCCTTTTTTAAAGTCTGCTAATGGTAAGAAATCAAACAAATGAAGCACAGCATCTTTGGCATTGCCACCTTCTTTTCTGTGTACCTGTTTCATCAGGTCCTGAAAGTTCTCACTCATCACTTCACCATCCAACACCACAGGGTATGGTGGAGGACTGTTTTTAACCACAGCCGAAATCTCATCTGCTATGTGTCCAAAATTTGTAAATTCTTTTCCGTTACGACTGAACATATCCACTTTGCCATCGGGATACACTATGGTTATAACTCTAACACCATCCAATTTAACTTCCAGCATTTTTTCACCTGTCAGTTTCTTTTCGTGATTGGCACTATCATGAGCAAGTTGACAAGTAAACACGGGCACCATGTACTTGTCAAACTTGTTCTTCTTAGCAACTGAGTTTACAGTTTTTTCTGAAACTCCGCATCGTAAGTCTTTAATCAGTATTCTTCTGTAGAATCCATTCCATTGTTCTGCTGTGGCAGAGCTCATCACAAGATTGATGGCATCTCTTGCGGCGTGTCCTGTCAATTCTCTAGCATTTAATTTTTCAGCCAGTTCCTTAAATATTTCCCATTTGCAACCTTGTGCTGAAATCACATCATCTTTTGTAGGTACTTGCTTGACTCCAAATGTGTACAACTTGTCCAAACACATAGCAACACCTTCGAAGAATTCATCCAGTCCTTCATTCATTGCATCCAATAAAATTTTTTCTTTTGCTAGTCTACTATTGTCTGCTTCTAGTTTAGCAATTATGTCTTGCGGTTGTGTTCTCATATCAATTTCAATAAAATATATATTTGTAAGCCTAGCACAAGGATAGGCACAATGGTTCTAATCAGTTCCATTGTGTGATTGAACTCGTCTAGTTTTCTTTCCAATTTGTTTCTACGTTTTTTCATATCTATATTATAACTCCTTTTGGTACCAAAGTCAATATCATTACATTGGCTTCAGCACAGTATTTTTCGCCATTTCTTGCCAATTGTCAGGAAATGCTTTTGCCAAATCAGCAATTTTAAGCACAGTTCTAAGACTGATTTCTCTCAATTGTCTTTTGTATTCATCCACAAATGCCACAATAGATTGTTCAGTTTCTGTAGGCAGTGCATAAGATTTTAACATACCATCTGTCACAATCTGTTTAATTCTAAGTATTTTTTCTCTAATTGTGTCAATTGTTAAATCAATATAATGACATCTAGATTCCAGTGCTTCTAAATGATCTCTTAATTTTTTACTTTTAACATTGTCAAATTTAATGTTAGTGATAAAAATAACAGATCCAGCAAATTCAAAACTGTCTGGCACACCCTCTCTTCTCAACATATGCGAATCAGTGTTCCAACAAATTCTTCTAACTTTTTTAGAGTCCAATGCCGCCTTTAATATGTTTAAACTTAAATCATCTAGTAATATGCTATCACAGTCATCAAATACCAACACATTGTCAGCATCTGAATAGTTGTACAGTTTACAGTATAAACCAATAGGGCTCATAGCACCTTTTACAATTTCGTATTTAGGTTTGGTATTACCCAATGTGGATACAACACCGTATCTGTCCAACACAGTCTCAACACCGTGCGATTTACCAACACCTGGAGGGCCTGATACAATCATTGCTCTCACATCACCCTTTTTACAAGCCTTAGTCATGCTGTCTAAGATTGTGAATCTCTTTCTCATTCTTTCCACAGTTTCTGCATCACTCTCTTCTTTAGGTTGTGCAGGTGCAGTGTCTCTCAATTTGTTTTCTGCTGTCAAATTAATTCTAATTTGTTTTTTAGTTGCACCAGGATATTCATCCAAGTCATTAATTTTAACTGTGATAAAACCACCTTCTTTGTGTGGGTAAGGTTGGTAACCTTTTACAAGTTGGAAAGTTTGGTTCTCTATTGTTTTGTTTCTGTAAGAACCTTCTAGAACGTATATTGTGTTTTTCATTTGTGCCCTTTATGTTGCCTTAATTTGTTTGCCTTATGTTAATATTATAGTTTCAATAAACCAAAAAGTCAAGCCTTAATCTGCTCTGCTTTCACTGTACACAGTTAAACCATATTGGTTTTCTAATACCTTAGCAAAGGCATCACAAGCAATTTCTTTAATAGTCATTGATTGTGTGTGTCTGTATTTGTGTGTTTGTGGCATAATATCATAATAAGATACTCTCCAACCACCTCTGTAACCGTTGTCACCAATGCCTTGTTTCTTTAACCAACCTACAAATTTACCTTGAGCTGGTCTGATTGTGATGTTGGCGAATCCACAATACATCGGTTCTTCTTTGCCTTCCATGTAGGTATCAACAGCATCAACAGCCGCCTCTCTGGCTACACCCCACATCTGCATGGGTTCTACTTTTGCGTTTACAAATTTTATTACTTGTTTTACATCTTCTTTTAACATAGTGTTTCCTTCCTTTTGATTTGTGTTTTTGTTAAATTGATTCATTAATGTGTCTAACCATTTTTCTGCACTCTCTATATCCATTACATACTCCAATATGTTTCTGAACTTGGTGATAAAAAGTGTGGAGTGTTCACTGACTGCTTGATAGGTTTCTTTTGATCCTTGTCAAATATGCTGTAAACAATTTCAGTTGCTTCAATTGATTTTCTGTAAGTTTCTAAATCAACGATTTTCATCTCAACCATTTCGCCTGTTAATTCACCTTCTGCTTGTCTGCCAGTTTTACCATTTTCGTGTAAACCTAAACCTTCAAATCTAAAAGTTGAATATGGTTCTCTTTTAGCAAAACCTTCTGCAAACTTTTTCTTAATTCTAGTTAAAGATGCTTTTGCGTGTCCTAGTTCTCTGTGGATTTGTCCTGAGTAAGCATATTGCTTTTCACTTACTATTTCTGTTGTGTCTGTTCTGTATATTACGTATGCCATTTTGTGCCTCTTTTTGTTGCCTTGTTATAGTTTTATTATACAGTCTGAAGTACCAAAAAGTCAACCAAAAGTTACCTAAAAGAAATCCCATTCTATGCGGGTTTTTAGTCTGTGGATAACTTTTTTTTGCCCAAATAGTCCTTTTCGCCATAGGTTTTTGCCATATGACACAGCACACACAGGGTTTGAATGTTGGTTTTGGAATCATCTCCACCTCTGCTTTTTAGGTGAATATGATCACCGTGCATCACACCACGCATGGCTCTCAGTTTGTGATACTCATCTTCTATGTGTCCAAATCTTAAATCATCTGTTCTAGGATCATATCCGCAATTGGCACACTCCCAGCCTCTGTAGAATGTGTGTGGTCTTTCTGCTTTACCCATACCACCATATTCCACACACTCCAATTGATGTGCTCTACACAATGAATCTGAACCAGGTCCTTCGAAAACCGATATGGGTTCATCACAATCCACCAACGCACAGGTTTTGTTCTTGCGATGCTGTTCTTTCAGCACTGCGATACTTTTACGTTCGTCTTTGTTTGGATCTCTCAATTTTACCATAACATATCCTTACTAACTGCGAAACCATTGTTGGGTGTGTACTTGGGTGCTTTCAGTTTGGTGCTCTTTTTGATTTGAGCAATTATGAACGGCAGTCCACATCTCATCTCTGTTGTGAACCCTCTCACAATGATGTTACCATCTTTGTCCAAATCATCTGTGCCTTCATTCTTTTTCACATACCAGTTGGTGTATGCTTGACTGACTTTTTGCCAAAAAGGTCCATTGGGACTGAAGTCTGCTTCAAAGTATTCTTTGGTGAATGCCACAAAATCCAGAAGATATTGCTCATCCACTTTGATGTCTTGTTCATGGCATAGATTAAAATATTCAAACAATTGCCTAGCCTCCTTGGGATCCACAGGACGTTTTTGATTGAGATAGGTCCAGTATTGAGCAAACATTTTTGCCACTGCTGGATCTTTTCTTGTCTTCAATGATTTACTCATCAAGGTATCTGCCAACAGTGTGAAAGCACCAGGTTGATCTTCGTCACCAAATTTATTGTTGGTTACAAATAATCCT